AGCAGTCATGCACATATCTCCTTTATGTGCCATTGCCATGTAACTTATTGATCCTTTTTTACTCTCTTTACCAGTTTGTATTTCAAGTGTATGACTTGCTTCCATACTTGATAAACCACTGGCATGCAAGGCTTGTTGCCACTTTGCACCCTTATCTGTGGTCGCATATAATTGATATGCGATTGGTCCTCCCAAACCCACTGGTCCGTTTGATTCTATTACAAGATTCGGACCAAAAACATCAAGTACTCTACTATCAGACATTAATATCCACCTCCACTACTTGGTGGTGTATCAGTTGACTCACTTTCTTGAATTAATTGTTGTATTGACCTTAACCCTACTCTTGTAGAACCAACATTAGATGATGGTGTACCACCTGATCTTAAACTTTCTTGTGGTGTTCCATATATTGTTGAATCTCTATCAGAATGTTCTAATCCTGTCATTTTAGTACCATCAGGCATCACATGGAAAGGACCATTATATTCTTTTCCATTTACATATCCAACAATATTTCCTCGTGGTGTTATACAATCTATGACATTTATAACTCCTGTCATTCTAGGTTTACGTGTCATAACAGGTGTTAATATTGCACCATTACCAGTCAAACTATTAACATTTAATGGGGGTAAACTCTGATATGGTTTATCATTCGTACATACTTTTGTGATTGCTCCATTTTCATCTACACCACAAATCTCAAAATCAGCAATTTTGTCCTCCAATTTATATCCAGATCCACCTTTTTCAACTACAATTCTATCGACATATGCATCACTAACTTCTCCAGTAGGGTAATTTTCTCCTTCTGATATCATAAGAATACCAGTAACCTGTCCAAATGTAGGTGAATTTGGATCTTTATCTATCATAGCACGACCATAAGCACCATATCCCTTGTCGCAGTTGTCTACAAATGAGACAAGAGGTTCACTTGTATATCCTTCACCAGGAAATAGCATATCAACACCGATAATACTTGCAGTTTGTCCAACATTAGTTGTTGATCCACTACCTGTGATTGCTGTAGCATCAATTTCAGTATTAAGTTCATTCATAAAGTTTCCAAGTATTACATCACCAACTGCACCTTCTCCTCCACCACCAAAGAACTCAATTCTTGGTAATCCACACTCAAATATATTTCCTGTATTACAATCTGGAGTAAATTCTGGTAGGTTGTCAGATATTCTTTTTCTTTCTGCTTCTATTTCTTCCTTAGTTGCATTTGGATTATTTTCCTTAAACTCATTCAACTTCTCGTTTAGGACAAACTTATCTACACGTTTTACATCATTCCAGTTTCCAATTTTCTTATCCATTCTATCAATGAGTCCAGTTTTCTCATCATTTGATAATTTGTTTGACATATTATCAAAAATTCTTGCAATTCCATTATTTTTACGAGAATCCTTAGTAGATTTTCTTGATCCAACATGAAGTTTATATGTCTCTTGTACAGTACACTCACTTCCAGCTTCTTTACAATTAAGTAGACCTTGAACTTTAGTTAAAATGTTAAGACCTTTAGCAAGAAAACCAGTTACAGATCCAAACCCTTGACCTATTTTACTGAATAAACTATTGATTGGATTAATAAGAGGACCTATAATAGAATCCATTACACTTGCGACTTTAGCAGTCATAGCTCCAATGAAATCTTCAACAGCACATTCTATTGGATTGATAAACCCATTCTTTATCATATTGGTAAGTAGATTTTTAATTGTACCTTTTAATGCCTTCTTGATTGTAGAGCCGAGACATCCAAAAGCTTTCATCAATCCACTTACAGGTTTAAGTGCTGCATTTGCAAATGCAGTATTCTGAGCAAAAGCAGCAAGGGGATTTGTAATGGTATTAAAAATATGATCTTTTGCCGCCATCATGCCACTATTAATAAACTCACCTAGTTTATCCTGCAATAAAGTACTCATATTGCTGGTTAAACCTTCCATTGCATCAGAAATTTCACTGACAGTCTCATCAAGACCATCAATAAAATCAAAGGCTTCACCTAACCCCTCTGATGCTTTATTCAAGAACTTATTTAAAGGTCCTTCAATTTTACCTTTATCAGAAGAGGTTGTACATTTTAATGATACTGCTACGGGTATTGTTGTCATAATATTATTTAGTCGCTAGTTGGGGGAGGTGGTGGGAAAATTAGTTCCAATGCTTGTTGAGGATTTCCATTTTTTAAATAAGTAAGTGCCTTATCAGCCATGTTCTTATCAATACCTCCAATTTCTTGTGTTACTGCTTGTTCCAATACTTTTGTTATATAGTCGGTAGATGCTTCATTTTCCATTAAATTAACTAATTCATATCTACCTGTCTTTTTTTGTTCATATCCCACAATTTGACCATTAACGAAGAGTGGTTTTTCCAGATCATCCTCCATTATGTCAACTTTAACCTGATTAGATAAAATATATTTAAGTTGATCAGAATTGATTGGTTCACCTTCATCCCATTTTGTATCACCAGCAACTCTTGGGGGTGTCAACTTTGCTTCAACATCATCAATAACACCATCCTGATTCACATCATATCCTAATTGTTCTAAATTTCCTGATGGGTCATCTCTGTTTGATTTATTATATAACTTAGGATCAAGTGTAGTTGTACCTGGTGTTTCAGGTCCTACTTGATCATTAAACTCACCACTTAGAGTATCATTCTGTGTAAGACTACCACCTGACCAGAACCCCGATAACTGTCCAAAATTACCACTATCTGTTTTGATACCAATTCTTGTTCTAGGTAAAGTACCTAAAATAAAAGTTGGTCCTCCTACTCCACCACCACGTAACCCAAATACAGTATCACCTTGACTTATTCGGACTGATCTTAACTTAAATGCAGCACCAGTTCCAGCAGTCGTTGGTAATACACAAGTTGCATAATCAAAATCTTCATCTTTATTTTCAGATTCATTTACAGCATGATCACCTAAAATACGAACCCTATACTTCCAACCATAACCTTTTTCAATCTGGTCTTTCTGTGCATCAAAAGAAACGACTACCCCCATCCACATTTGTACATCGGATTGTCCCCATTTGGTTTCTTTATTAGGATTAATAAAATTTGTATCTTTCATTTTTGTACCCCACCTAGTTTTAAAGGATATCCATATTCATCTCTAACAAGTGTCAATGATGTGAATGAATTTGAAGTACTAAATGAATGACATAGATGTAAAATCATATAATAACCACTTCGATGTTGATTAAATTCTTTAATTATTTTATCATCTTGTGTTATATTTTCAATGTTTAATCTTATTATTTCACCCACAGTTAGTTCAGCATTATGTGGGACTAATATATTAACCAACTGTGCATGTAATAATTGATATCTCATAACTGCTTTTGGATGAACAAGATGTGCATCTGTAGAAGTTTCTGTACTATCACCACCATCCAGATCACCAGGATTAAGCACATAGGTATAAGTTTTACAATAATTACCCTCTTGTGTATTGTTTTCAGCAATTTGAGAATTATCAGCATTAGCTGTGGTATCTGTTCCTAATGTGGCACTAACATTTTCAAAAAGATTTACTATCTGCTCTTTGACTTCACCAGTTGCAATATTTTGAGTACAAATACGAACATTATATTGACCATTCTTCAAGGCATTCATTATATCTTGATCCCTTCTAACAGTTGGTGGAGTTAAAACATTAAAATCATTCATTGAATTATCTAAATTTGCCTTCAATCCTGTTTTATAAACATAAGTATGTCTTAATCCCTGATAATACCCCTGTTCTTTCAACTCGACTAGACGAAGATTATCCTCCAACTTATATCCCTCACCACCAAGAAAATTTTCTGAACCTGCATCTTGAAATTTAGCAACTCCATCTCTTATCAGACCGTGAATTGATTTAAAATTAAAACCTTCGTGATTTTCAAAGAAAAAGTAACCAGGATCTCCACCAACTGGTTTTGCTTTTGGACATAGTTGAAGAATTGTATCTATTGGATTTTCATTTTTACAATCAATTTTAATTGTATTTTCAGTCTCTTCAATATTTTTTTTCAAATGAGGTAAACCAGCTCTTCTTAATATCCTTCCAACAATAGCACTAATCTTACCCTTATGATTTTTTGGAACTGGTTTACTTGCAGCTGTTATGGCATTAACAGAAACCATAGGAAAATAAGCAGATTGTTTTGTATTTGTATCTACATTATAAGGACTTCCAGTAATAACAAATTGTCTGTCATCTAAATCCCATTCTACTGAACTATATGAGGTTCTTACCTGCACTTTAACTTTTTCAAATCCCTCTATCTTTAATCCATCTTTAAAAGTACCAGCAAAATTATCCTCAATATCACCAACAGTTCCACCAGTGTCTAACTGAACAAAACTTGCAGTTACCATTGGAGAGTACAAACTCTCATAATAATTAAATCCTACAATTTTTCCTTTAAGATCAACTTCTCTTGCTAATGTACCTGTTAAAATTTGATAATCTCTATCCTGCTTAAAAACACTGAATTGACTATAAATTGCTTGTCCTGCTGCTGATCCCATACTACTCCTGATCTACTATAATTCTTTGTGGTTGATAGATAATTACTTGATTTTCAATTTCCTCAATATCACTATTATTGAGAAAAAATCTCTCAGCTAAAGCTCTTTTATAAGTTTGATTACTATAAGAACCACCTGTTATTTGTTCCTCCATTCCAATTTCATTCAATAAACCTGTAAATGAATAATCTAATCCTATTTGAGGAACAAAATTTTCATCTTTAGTAACTATAGCACCAATATCAGTCTCACGATATTTATTAAAAAACTCTTCAAAACTGTATGAAGTTGCTTCTCCATCAGCACCAACCACCTCATATTCTTTTTTTGTCTCATCATAAGAGAATTTTTCTCCTGTTGATAACTCACCACTTTGCACTAATGAATAACCTCTTTGAGTAGCATACTTTCCATCTTTTACATCAGTGTATATCTTTTCCAAATCTTGGGATTGTTTTTTGACACCTAAAAATTTTTCTTCTACTTTTTTTAGATCTTCTGTTACTTTTAACAAATCAGAATACTCTTTATTTCTATCTTCACTCTCAAAGAGACCAATAAAATTTTCTATGCCTTCAAAAATAGCTTTAACATTTTCAACAACGGGTTTAAGTTGTTTTGTTAATTTTTTCTTTGCTTCTTGTATTCCCTCTTGAATCTTATCAATATTAGTAATAACTGTTCCCAAAACAAGAAGTGATACAAAACCTAATATGTTACCAAATAAGTCACCACCAGCATTACTTACCTTTGTTTGTATTCTTCTTACAGATTTTTTAAAGACAGATGGAACTTCTAGTTTTGCCTCCTGTTTCTTTTTTCTTTTTCTTAAAATAGAAACTGCCCTCAATTTTCTTGTTCTTTTTCTTGTGTCAGAAATTTTCTGTAAGGATGTTGTCAACATACTATTCAGATTCTCCGCCGATATTTTAAGTCTTTCTGCTGCTTCCATTTAACTATAAATTATATCTGCGAATCCAAATTTTGTAGGAGTTTGTTCCATATATGGATTACTAATATTTATTGATGATATTTCGGGGAATCCTGTGGCTGTATCATCTGACAATTCACCAATCATGTTAGTTTTCTCTGTTCTTAAATCAATATCAGGTAATTCTTGGAATATCGTTACTGGCAAACCCCTTTCTCTTACTAACGTTTGCATATTAAAGTCCTTATCAACAAAATCGAGAAGTGACTGACCAGTCTTATCATTAGCTAAATTTTGCATATAGGCACTTGTCAAGTCTATGGGGGTTTCTGATCCATCTGTTCTTGCAGTTAATTGTTTGTTTGTTAAATTTTCAGGTGCAATCAATACCTTTTTCCAACCACCATTTGAGGTCTCTACTGATAATTTTTGCCAAACATTTCCGTTTCGATCAGTAAAGAAATCACCTGGTTGTGCGTTAATCGGAGCACCTGGTATTGGACTACCTAAGTAAGTAAAGGTATTATCACCATAAAGTTTGTCTTTAAGAGCTGCATCATCCAATCTCTTATTAATTGCATTATTAATCGCAAAAAGTCCAAGAATACCAAGAGCAACTAAGACAACAGGGTTAGTAAGCACACCAAAAACTAAACCCACACTTGATACAAGAGCTGTTATTGCACCGATTGCCAAAATACCACCAAGAACTCCCGCTCCAATCGCAAGAGCTTTCCAATTTTTCTCAGTCCATTCGTATATTCCTTTTATTTTCTTAACAAAATCTTTATTCTCTAAATTAGCTAATAAATTTGTACCAAGAATCCCAGTCCCTAAAATAGCAGCTAAGTTCATTAACTTATCAAAAATATCTGTGAATGGTTGAACTACTTTCTTTGCTATTTTATTTCCTAATTTTTCAGTTTTCTTTTTCTCCTCTAAATTTTTTTCTTTATCACCTTTCTTTTGATCTAAGTTTTGCTTTCTTTGTGCATCAAACAATGCCTTTTGTTCTTTTAACCTTTCAGACATGTCTAACGACAATTTATCTGTTATTGTTGTTAATATTTGAGTTGTTTCATTCAATGACAACTCTAGATTAGATACTTTTGGTGTTATCTTCTCTCCTATTTCTTGTTTTTGTGCTTTGAATATATTTTTAAGTAATGTTATTTTTTTCTCATTGTTACCAACTCTCTGCTCCAAACCCATTCCAGAACCAAATTTGATGGTTTGCCTATTAATCTTAGGCTTACCACTCATGGCGTCCATCTTCTTTGCAAAATTTTCGTAGACTGGGGATGATTTATCCATGCTGTTGTTTTCTTTGTTCTACTTTAAGATTTTCTTCCTCAACATATTGTTGAAGTAATGAAACATAAATCTCTTTTTCCCAAGGAATCATGTTTTCAATCTCGGTTAATGAGTATTTATGGTGCTGAATCAGTGCAAAATTTAATTTATAGTATGCCTCAAGATTCACATGAGACATACCTAATTGAAAAAAGCAGCTAATCCCTCCAATATAACACTCGATTCTACTCCTGTATTTGGATTCTTAACTTTAATACTGTGAGTTAACTTAGGCATAGTTGAAAAGAAATCTTCAATTTGTTTAAACTGTTTTGTATTTAATTGATCTATAAAATCTTCTAGTTCTTTTTTAGTAGATTCAGATGCATTCCAACTTTCCTCTTCATTAAAAATAACATCCATACAAGATGTAATCATATCAAGAGTATTTCTTACTTCACTTTTCTCATTTGATTCAAAATTATTTTCAATGAACGAATCCATAGATGGATATTTAAATTTAATTGAAATATTATCGTCTATCTTAATAATATCCTTATGCTTTCGATCTTTTTTAATTTTGATCGTATCAATATCAATTTTAGTCTCGACTTTCGTGGTATTATCATCAGGACATGTTATTAAGACATCAATCGTTTCTCCCACTGATTTGGATCTGACATTCAAAAATAGATATTCTATATCAAATGTAGCAAGTTTATTGATATCAATTCCTTTTGTTAAAATACAAGCATTGAGTATATCAATAACAGAATTTGTGATTTGTTTAGAATCCTCAGACTCTAATGCCATGATGAGAATTTTTTCTTCTCTTACAAGAAAAGGTCTATATTTTATTTTTTTCCCTGATGAGGGTAATGCCAACTCATAGGTTGGAGTATTAACTTTTGGTAAAGGCATAATGAATATTCAATTCAGTAAAATTATTTAGGGGGTTTTCCTAGATGAGCTACTTACTATATAGCGGTCATAATTGAAATTAACCGTAACTTTTAGAACATCGGCAGGACCGTAAGATACGGGAACTGCATCAATACTTTTTGGAAAAACATTTACAAATCTATAACGAATAGTGTTTATATAATTTTTTTCAAATTTGCTCACATACATCGTGTTACATTTATATGAATCAGGATATCTCATCCTTCTATAATATGCTTTATGATCTTGCTCAACTTGATTATTTGCACCACTTGTTATGTATTCCATCCATCCTTCAAAAACTTTAAGTAAAGTATAATCCTCATCAACATAAAATGAGTAGGAAATATCAGTATAGAATCTAGTGTGTGCAAACTGTTGAGGAACACCCATAAAGTTGTCCTTTACTTCTGCAGTTGCCAATGTTGATGTTGGTAATGATGCATCACTACAAAGAATACCCATTTTTCTTGATAGAAAATCTCTTAAACCTGTTATTCTAGTATAAGATCTTAAATATGATTCAACAGATGGTGTCAAAGAAGAAAAACTTACAAGAAAATGATTAGTTTGTGCTAAAGGACCTATAATATTTTTCGCAATTGAAAGGTTATATGGTTGTATTGTTGTCTCTGCCACTCTAAATAAGTATGATTGTTATTTCTATTTATGTCATATAAAGGAAAATATTATCCTTCCTATCCCAGAAAGTATAAAGGCGACCCTACAAATATCATATACAGGTCACTTTGGGAGAGAAAATTTATGGTTTATTGTGACAAGAACGAGAAAATACTTGAATGGGGAAGTGAAGAGATTGCATTACCCTATCGTTCTCCTGTTGATAATCGAGTTCATAGATACTTTCCTGACTTTTATATCAAGGTTCAAGAGAACACTGGTCGTATCAAGACATATCTAATAGAAGTAAAACCACTTAAACAAACACAAAAACCAAAAAAACCCAAAAGACAGACCAAATATTATATGAGGGAGGTCTATGAATATGCCAAGAATCAAGCAAAATGGAAAGCAGCAACAGAGTTTTGTGAAGATCGTATGTGGGAGTTTAAGGTGATGACTGAAAAAGAACTAGGAATCAAATGAGTCGTATTGCACCAATAGTAGATGGTCTTCTTGGAACAGAAGATGCTGATGACCTCATGATTGAAATCATGGATGTCTTAGGTGATAGTGAAGGATCATTACCCGAAGTTGGTAAGTTATATGTATTTGTATATCAACCTAAAACCTCTGGTATAAGATATGATCAAAATCCACTTGTTGCTGTGACTAATATATATGAATGGGGATTCAAAGGAATCAACTTTCATTGGGGTCAATCTCGTCAATATACCTTCCAAGAGGTAGTAGGTCAACTCTATCAAGTTACAAATGAGGAGTTACAAGACCTAAATACTATACCATTTGCAAAATTTCGTATAAATAACTAAAAAGAGATATGACTACTGGTGACGATACAACAAATAATAATAATGCTGATATAAATAAAGATGAGAATGAAGGTGTCAAAGTAACACAAGAACAAGTAGACCTTGCAACAAAAAATAGATTAAAAAATTATTCAAAGAAAAAAAGAGGTGGTGTATTAAGATATCCCTTAGAAGCATTAACAGAGCACACAGATTATTTACAAATAGATATTCAAGAATATGTTGCTCTTGGTGGTTATACCTCAGAACCAGGAGCAGACACTAGGTATGTAAAGGGAAATTACTTTGGATCTGATCGTGCAGGTCGTAGATCATCAGATAGATTATCAAAAAAACCACTTGTGAACACAGGTACAATATTACTACCAGTTCCATCAAATGTACAAGATACAAATAATGTTCAATACGATACATCATCTTTAAATGGTCTTTCAGCTGTTGGTGTTCAAGCCGCAGAAAGGGTAATGGATATAAGATTTGGTACAAAAGTATCTCCATTTGAACAACTAGCAAACGCAGCAGGAGAAGCAAAGACATCTATCACAAAGGGAGTTGGAACAAATGAAGCTGCTGTAAATGCACTACAAAAATTTCTGGCATCAAAAGCTATTGGAATATTTGGTGGTAATGTAACTGCAAATCAATTACTTGCAAGAGCAAATGGTGAAGTATTAAATCCAAACATGGAACTATTATTTGGAGGACCAACTCTTCGTAATTTTAGATTCAACTATAAATTTACACCAAGAAATGCAAAAGAAGCACAACAAGTTAAATTAATAATTCGTGCCTTCAAAAGAAACATGTCTGCACAAGCACAAGGTGGAACATTAGAAAGTGGTAATTTCTTCCTTAAAACTCCAAATGTTTTTAGTTTGCGATATCGAACTGGTAGTAAGAATCATCCATTCTTACACAGGTTTAAACAATGTTTTTTAACTGACATGTCAGCAACATATACAGGTGAGAATGTTCACGCAACATATGAAGATGGATCACCAGTATCAATATTATTAGATCTTTCATTTAAAGAAATACAACCAATTTATGATATTGATTATGATGAAAAACCAGGTTCGGAGGCAGTAGGTTACTAATGGGTTATTTTAGAGAGTTACCAAATTTACTATATCCATCTTTTCTACCAAAAAAATCATCACTTGATTATATAATGGTTAAAAATGTTTTTCGTAGAGTAAAATTAAGAGATGATTTATATAACAACTTTGTTGTTTTTCAAAAATATGAGATACCAGAGGGAGCAAGACCTGATAACGTATCAGAAGAATTATTCGGTACTCCAAATCTTGACTGGGTTATATTAACTGTTGCAGGTATTTTAAATGTTCGTAACGAATGGCCACTAAGTAATCGTGATTTATACAATTATGCATATGATAAGTATGGTAATTCACTTGATTCAATAAGATTCTTTGAAACGAAGGAAGTTAAAGATTCAAATGGTAAATTAATATTACCAAAAGGAAAAGTTGTTGATAGCAATTTTACAATACCAAACCCAACTAATCCCTCAGCCACATTAAATCCTGTTGTTGGTATTAGTAATTTTGTATATGAAACTCGATTAAATGAAGAAAAAAGAAATATAAACGTTTTAAGAAAAGAATACTTATCAGAATTCCTAGACGATATGAGAAATTTGATGATTTATAGTAAATCATCAGAACGTATAGGTGATAGATTAATACAAACAGAAAATACTAATATAACATTGCCATAAAAAAAGGAGGTCGTTTGACCTCCTGTATAATTATTCTTCT